AGCAGCATTATGAGGAACTGGAAAGCCGGCATGATGCAAAGGCGTTGGAGAGATTTCATACACCACCAGCTTATCAGAGTTATTCGGTGGAGGATTACTTGCGGAAGATGGGAGTAGACATAAAAGAGGTGACCGGCGATGAGTGAATATGTCGAGTGCTATGAAAACTTAAAAGCAGCAGTTGTAAAGCTGGCAGCGGATGATTACCGGCGGGCATTGATCAGGCTAAGGCGACACCCAAAGGATACGAATGCGCTTCATACAAAAATTGAATGTGAATTATTTTTTCGTAAAGGCATTGAGATGTACAGTGACATGGATGGAGAGATGTTGATCAGTGGGATTCAGGAAAGAGTGAGGCGGGAGTATAATGAACAGAGAGCAGCTAAGTAAATACAAGAAGAATAAGCGGGATATTGAGAATCTGGATGGAATTATTGCCAAGCTTCAGGAAAGACTGGACGCAGTACCGGTTGTATCGGGGAAGGTTGCAAAGAGTTCGGATGATTTCCCTTACATCGAGGAGCATGTGCAGGTGAGAGTGGAAGAGCCAAAGGCAGCAACTGCATTGAAGATGCGGATCTGTGAAAAGGAGAAGAGAAAAGATCAGCTGATCCGGGAGAATGAGAAAGTAGAGAAGTACATAGCTGCAATGCCTGATGGAACGGCCAAGGATATATTTGAGATGGTATTTTTGGATGGAATGACGCAGAAAGAAGTTGGGGAGAGCGTTGGATATACACAGTCTATGGTGTCAAAGGTTATTAAAGATATTTTGAAACATTCATAACATTCATATTTTGACTATGTTATTATTATACTGAACTTAGTGAAAAGACAGGTTTCCACGTTGAGTTCACTTCCTCGAGAAGTACATACAAAACCCAGAAGGGACGGCTTGGCAACAGGCCGTTCTTTTGCTATGCAAGGAGAAGGATATTGAAGAGAAATAGACCAGACAAGGACGGCACTCACCGCGGAGCTTTTGAAAAGAATAAGAAGAAAATATATGCAACACAGACCGTGTGTGGAATATGTGGGAAACCAGTAGACTTTTCTTTAAAGTATCCGCATCCACTATCACCTTGCATTGATCATATAATCCCGATTGCTAAGGGCGGTCACCCGAGTGATATAGACAATATGCAGTTGGCACACTGGACATGCAATAGGCAGAAGAGTGACAAGCTGATAGATAACAGAGTGGCAAAACAAGACGAAATATTAGGGAACCGAGTGCTTCCACATACGTTTAATTGGAGCAACTATAGACCTAGATAATGCTGACGGACAGGGGGGTACCTCCCCCACCGCGGGCGCGTGCGGACTTCACACCGTCACTGCGAAAAAAAACACACGCCGGAAAAAATAGCGTAGAAAGGAGAAATAAATGGCAGAGTACAGAGGCATAGAGTACCTGAGAAAAAAGCTGAATCGAAAGCGAAGCCGAGTCTTAAGGCGGTATGAATTCTATGAGATGAAAAATATAGCACGGGACATGGGGATCGCTACGCCGCCCAGCCTACAATGGTTGCAGGCTGTACTTGGCTGGAATGCAAAAGCTGTAGATTCGATTGCGGATAGGCTTGAATTCAGAGGATTCCGTGACGATAATTTTGACATGACTGGTATATTTAGGATGAACAATCCAGATATTCTGTACGATTCTGCGACGTTGTCGGCATTGATTTCTTCCTGCTGTTTCATATATATATCGAAGGGAGAAGATGATTTCCCGAGATTGCAGGTAATTGATGGGGCGAATGCAACTGGCATTATTAATCCAATCACGAATCTTCTTACGGAAGGCTATGCGGTTCTGGAACGTGACGATTACGGAAAAGCGACTGTAGAGGCTTATTTTGTGGAAGGGTGGACGGTAATATACAGAAATGGAATTCCGGATCAACTTTTTGAAGAGAATGTGCCAGCACCATTATTAGTGCCAATTATATTCCGGCCAGATGCCAAGAGAGCATTTGGACATTCTAGAATCAGCCGGGCATGTATGTCAATCACAGAATCGGCCATGAGAACCTTGAAGCGGTCTGAGATTACAGCCGAGTTCTACTCATTTCCGCAAAAATATGTAGTTGGTCTGGATCCAGATGCGGAACAGATGGATAAGTGGAAAGCTACCGTATCAAGCCTCCTGCAATTTGATAAGGACGAGGACGGAGATTCGCCAACCTTGGGACAGTTCCAGCAGCAGTCTATGGCACCACATCTAGATCAGCTTAAAATGTTTGCTGCATTGTTTGCTGGAGAGACTGGGTTGACATTAGATGATCTAGGATTTGCAACGGAGAATCCGGCTAGCCAGGAAGCAATCAAGGCATCACACGAGAATCTGAGACTGACAGCAAGAAAGGCACAGCGAGCATTTGGCAGTGGATTTCTGAATGTTGGCTATCTGGCTGCGTGCCTACGTGATGATTATCAATATTACCGGAACCAGGTATATATGACTACACCAATCTGGGAGCCAGTGTTTGAACCAGATGCAGCAATGCTGTCCAATATTGGGGATGGAGCAATTAAGATTAACCAGGCAGTGCCAGGATATTTCAATGCAGATAACTTAAGAGATTTAACTGGAATTAACATGAGCAATCTGCCAGTAACTCCGGAGGTGTAGACTATGGAGGACATCACACCAGGACTTTTGGAGAAGATACAGAAACAATTCTATCATGATATTGAAAAGAGCAGCATCATTAAAAACTTCAAGAAACAGGCACAGAGAGGTAAGACTTCATACAGCCAAGCGAACGAGGTGGCACAAGAGATTGGGAAAATCTTAGCGCAATCATATTCGGACAATTTATCATCTGATATATTGCCAGATGGAAAGATGTATTATAACATTGCTTCCAGAGTATTGGACCCGACGTTGAGGGGAGCTTATGAGATGGTGGCAGATAATGCAGCTATTGTACAGAAGATCGTGAACGAAGCAGCAGGCATAGGAATTAAAACAATAAGAGCACAAATCCAACAGGATAATATAGACGGTATTGTAAATCGGATTTCAAGTGAGGAATATTTCGACGATGTGAAATGGATTCTCGATGCACCTGTACGGAATTTGGTTCAGAAAGCAATGGACGATACTGTTAAGAAAAATGCAGATTTTCATGCAAAAGCTGGATTGAGACCAAAGATTATACGGAGATCATCTGGACATTGTTGTGAATGGTGTAATCAGGTAGCCGGAACCTATGTATATCCAGATGTTCCTAAAGATGTGTTTCGGAGACATGATAATTGTGATTGCATTGTTGAGTATTATCCGGGAGACGGTAAAAAGCAAAATGTATGGACAAAAGAATGGAAATACGAAAAAGAATCTGATAAAATAGAAGAAAGAAAACTGCAGGGATTAAGTCCGGAATCAGATGCGATTATACGAAATATACGGGAAAAGATAATTCCGGAACAAAATCGTGAAAAAATTGCATCACGACAGGAAATACATCGACAAGGGACAAAGATGTATGAAGCCAGAAAAAAGAGTCTGGAAGCAAAAGGACAATTTGGACCTTCTTACATTACGGTATCGAACGAAGAAATTCAATCGCTAGTAAAGGAATTTTCAGGGACAGGAATTATTAAATATAATAGTCAAGGTAATTGGGATTCAAAAGAAATCATAACGACAAATGATAAAATCATAGGAGTAGTTGTTGATAATCGAAACGGAAATAGTGCAGAGACATCTGTGTTTAAGATTCACTACGCTAAAGATGGAATGCATATAGTTCCAGATTATCCAAGTAAAAAGAGGTGAGAGTTATGACATACGAGGAAATAAAAGACTTCATAGGTAAACAAGTCATCGTAAGAGATGTCGGAGGAAAAAGTTTTAAAGGTATTATAACTAATACGGAGAGTGAGTATGATACATCATCTGGAAAAGAAGAAATAGAATTAGATGCCGGAAAAGTATTTTATGGAATTCCACTAGATGAGGTAAAAAATATAATAGAAATCAATTAAGCTGCCAGATTATCCTGGTGGCTTATATTTTTGAGGAGGCTACATGGGAGAAATAAGGAAGGGGCGGCAGACCCCGACGCAATCTGTCGTGTTACCTTATTCTTCAACATATGGAGCTGAAGCAATAGACATTTACAATTCGACAGGAAGAACTGCACAGGAGTGGCAGGAGCTTCTACTGTCAGACATTTTGGCCGTAAACGAAGAGGGGTTATGGGCACATACCAAATTCGGGTATTCAGTCCCAAGGCGTAATGGAAAGAATGAAATTGTTGCAATAAGAGAGATGTATGGATTAAAGAAAGGCGAAAGAATCCTACATACAGCACATAGAACCACAACTACACACAGCGCATGGGAACGACTTTCGAATTTGCTAAAGAAAGCAAATATCGAGGTCGTTTCTTCGTATAAGGCATTTGGAAAAGAACATTTGGAAGTTGCTGGCGGTGGAATTATCGAATTCCGAACCAGAACATCAAAAGGTGGTCTGGGAGAAGGATTTGATTTACTGATTATCGATGAGGCACAAGAGTACCAAGATGATCAGGAGAGCGCATTAAAATATGTCGTAACAGATAGTAAGAATCCACAGACAATATTTTGCGGAACACCACCAACTCCAGTCAGCTCCGGAACGGTTTTCACAAAATTCCGTAAGGCAACCTTGGAAGGACAAACGGTTAACTCCGGGTGGGCAGAATGGTCAGTGCCGGAGCAGACAGATATAAGAGATATAGACGCCTGGTATGAGACAAATCCATCTCTAGGAACAGTATTCACGGAAAGATCTGTAACTGATGAGATCGGTTCAGATCCGATTGATTTTAATATCCAGCGATTAGGATTATGGATTCGCTATAATCAGAAATCAGCTATCAGCGCAACAGAATGGAATGAACTAAAAGCTGATGACCCACCGGAGCTTACAGGAGATCTTTTTGTGGGAATCAAATACAGCAAAGATGGGAATGTGGCAATGGGAGTTGCATCTAAAACAAACGATGGAAAGATATTTCTTGAATGTATTGATTGTCGTGAGGTACGTGCAGGAGATACATGGATATTAGCATATTTGAAAGAATGGAAAGCAAGGAAGGTGATTATTGATGGTGCATCAGGGCAGCAGTTAATGGAAAATGAAATGAAAGATTATGGTATAAAGAATTCACACCTACCCACTGTGAAGGAAATCATCGCAGCAAATGCCTCATTCGAACAGGGATTATATCAGAGGAATATAGTTCATTCTGGTCAGCCGTCACTGGTACAGGTAGTAAGTAACTGTGAAAAACGGTCGATTGGGACCAATGGAGGTTTTGGCTACAAGGCAATGAAGGAGGAAATGGAAGTTGCATTGCTCGACAGTATAATTCTTGCATACTGGGCGTGCAGTGAGACAAAAACCAAGAAAAGAAAACAAAGAATTAGTTGTTAAAGGACACCTGAACAGGGTGTCTTTTTGCATATTACGCAACCCAGCGGTTAATGGAGAAAGGAGCAACAAAAATGGCAGAATTTACACCAATTACAACACAGGAGCAGCTTGATAAAGTAATCGGAGAGCGCATTGCGGGAGTGAAAGCAAAATATGAAGGCTTTGATGATTACAAGAAAAAAGCAGAAGATTATGATGCTCTAAAAGCAAAATCCGATGGTTTTGAACGGCAGATTGCAACGTTGAACAAGGAAATTAACGGTGATGGAGAAAAGAACCTCGGATACAAGAAACAGCTTGAAGAGGCGCAGGGCAAGATCAAGGGATACGAGACCAGTTCTCTCAAGATGAGAATTGCACATGAAAATGGAATCCCATATGAACTTGCAGGCAGATTAAGTGGATCTGATGAAGAGGAAATTAAGAAAGATGCCGAGACAATGGCAAAATTCTTGAGAAAAAAAGATGTTCCTCCACTTGCAGGAGGAGATCCACAAAAAATTGATGACAAAAAGACAGCAATGAAAGGCATGCTGGCTAGTTTGAAAGGAGAATAAAAAATTATGGCAACATCAAAAGGAACAATGTTTGACCCTACACTGGTCAAAGATCTTATTACAAAAGTAAAAGGGAAGTCAGCACTGGCTGCATTATGTGGTCAGACACCGATTCCATTCAATGGATTGAAAGAAATGATTTTTTCTATGGACAATGAAATTGATATTGTCGCAGAAAATGGAAAGAAAACCGAAGGCGGTATTGCTATCGCACCAGTTAAAATTGTACCGGTTAAGTTTGAATATGGTGCAAGAATCTCTGATGAATTTATGATTGCTACAGAAGAAGAACAGTTGGATATTTTAACAGCGTTTAATGATGGATTTGCGAAGAAAGTAGCGAAAGGACTTGACCTTGCAGCTATGCATGGTATTAACCCAAGAACGGGAACAGCATCTTCCGTAATTGGAGACAATCATTTTGATGCGAAAGTTACGCAAACTGTAGATTATGCGTCAGCAACACCGGATGCAAATCTGGAAGATGCGATTGCGGTAGTAGATGGTTCTGAAGGAGATGTAACAGGACTCGCGCTTTCGAAGACGTTTGGATCAGCGATGGCAAAAGTCAAAGCGAATGGAATCAAGCAGTATCCGGAATTTGCATTTGGAGCATCACCTGCAACATTTAACGGAATCCCGACAAGCGTCAACAAAACTGTATCTAGTGGAACAGCGAAAGACCACGGTATTATTGGAGACTTCCAGGGAGCGGTTAAATGGGGATATTCAAAGGAAATCCCTATGGAAATTATTCAGTATGGTGATCCGGACAACTCAGGAAAAGACTTAAAAGGATATGGTCAGATCTATATCCGTGCAGAAGTATATCTGGGATGGGGAATCCTGGTGCCAGAATGGTTTGCAAGAATTAAGGAGGCATAGTATGAAGTATAAAAATACAAAAACGGGCGCAATTATTGAGACGAGTACAAAGGTTTCTGGTGAAAACTGGGAACCTGAGATTGATGAAGAGCCTGAGAAGAAAAAAACGCCATCTAAAAACCAGGGGGCTGGAAAAAATAAATCACAAGAGGGTACAGAATAATGGAGTCATTTGCTACATTAGAAGATATATCTATTCTGTGGCGAGAACTTAAGGAATCCGAGTATAGCAAGGCAGAGCAGCTTCTGACAGTTGTCTCGGATTCTCTGAGATATGAAGCCAACAAAGTCGGAAAAGATTTGGATAAAATGATTGAACAGAATGAGGCGTTGCGAAACGTTGCGAAATCTGTGACCGTTGATGTGGTAGCGCGTACACTTATGACATCGACAGACACAGAGCCAATGACACAGATGTCTCAATCAGCTCTGGGCTATTCTGTGACAGGAACATATCTGATTCCTGGAGGCGGTTTATTCATTAAGAAATCCGAGTTATCCAGACTAGGTCTTAGAAGACAGAGAGTTGGGGTGATGGATATTTATGGCATCGATGATCAAGGGAATTCCAGTAACACTGTATGAGAAGACAGTAATTGGAAAAGATGAATTTGATCACCCGTTATACCGAGAGACACCAGTGACAATTGAGAATGTGCTTGTAGCTCCGGCATCGACCACGGAGATTCTGGACGCATTAAATCTGACCGGAAAGAAAGCGGTATACAATATTGCAATTCCGAAAGGAGACAATCACACTTGGCAGGATTGCCGGGTGGATTTCTTCGGAATGTCTTGGCAAGTGATTGGGTTTCCACAACAAGGTATTGAAGAGAATATCCCGTTAGAATGGAATCAAAAATGGCAGGTGGCGTTATATGGGTAAGACGAAGATTGTTTTGAACCGTGCTGGTGTTAGAGAGTTAATGCAGTCCACAGAAATGCAGGCAATCCTTGTGGAACATGCGAGCAAGATAGCCAGTGCATCAGATGCAGAAGTATATGTAGCACAAACGCGAGCGGTTGTAAAGGTATGCGGAGATGATGGTAATAACGGATTATTGAAGGCGGTTGGAAAGCATGGTGGAAAAAATCGTTAAGGATTATCTGCAGTCCAGTCTTGGAATACCGGTTAGGCTGGAAGAAGAGGATGATCTTGGAAATGAATATGTATTGATTGAAAAGACTGGATCTGGCGAAGAAAATCATATTGCATCAGCAACTCTTGCTATCCAGTCTTATTCAGGATCTCTTTACGGGGCGGCAACTCTCAATGAGAGAGTGAAAGAAGCAATGAAAAAAATTGTTGAAATGGATGATATCAGTAAATGTCAGCTTAACAGCGACTACAACTATACGGACACAACCAGGAAGAAATATCGGTATCAGGCTGTATACGATATGGTTCATTTCTGATGAAGGAGGATAAAAATGTCAGATGCTAAAAATGTAAGTACAGGTAAGCCGAAAGTAGGCGGTGCAATTTTTAGAGCACCGCTCGGAACAGAATTGCCGACAGATGCAACTACAGCATTAAATGCAGCATTTAAGTCACTTGGATATTGTTCAGAGGATGGATTTACTAATTCTAACAGTCCGGAAACTGACAACAAAAATGCTTGGGGCGGCGATACTGTATTGAATATGCAGACCAGTAAGAAAGATAATTTTAAATTTACGATGATCGAGGCACTGAACGTGGAGGTTCTGAAGAGTGTTTACGGAGATGATAATGTTACCGGAACACTTGAGGAAGGGATTACGGTAAAAGTAAATGCAGATGAAGCAGAACAGAATGCGTGGGCTGTGGATATGATTCTGAAAGACGCAGTGAAGCGTATCGTTATTCCGTGTGCAAGCATTACGGAAGTCGGAGACATTGTATATAAGGACGATGATGCGATTGGATACGAGACAACGTTATCGGCAGTACCGGATGCGGACGGACAGACACATTACGAATATATTAAGGGGAATAAGAAATAATGAAGGGAAAAACAAGCAGTGGTTTTGAGTATGAGTTAGATGAAGCGGCGTTGGATGATTATGAACTTCTGGAAGATCTATGTGAAATGGATGAAGGAGACATGACAAAAACAATCAGCGTATTAAACCGTCTTCTTGGAACAGAACAGAAAGAACGTTTGAAAGAACATTTACGAATGGAGAACGGAAGGGTACCGGCGTCGAAAATGATGAATGAAATGGGAGAAATTTTCAGAAATGTAAAAGAAGGAAAAAACTCTTAGCCCTCGCCTACATGCTTAATTTAGATAAGGACGCACTTTTGTGCGATCTTGCAGAAACATATCATATCTATGATTATAAGTCGTTGCCGTGCAGAATGGTAGCGACTTTTTCTTGTGGGTTGAGGGAAAATTCGAGAATTAAAATGAAAATAGCAGGGATTGAGCCGATACCGGAACAAATGCTTATGGCGGCTATTGCGGATGGAACGCGCATGACTGCCTGGTTGCAATCTGAGGATGGAGCGACCGGGAAAAACCGTCCGAAGTCATTGCTTGGAATGATCCTGGGCGATGGAAAGGAAAAATCTAAAGAAATTCAGACATTTGATTCTGGAGAAGATTTTGACAGAGAATGGGCGAAATTGACGGGAAAGGAGGAATAAGATGGTTACAGAACTTGCAAAGGCATATGTGCAGATCATACCGTCCGCCGAAGGAATACAAGGAAGAATTCAAAAAGAAATAGAGCCGGAAGCAGACTCAGCTGGAAGTTCTTTCGGCGGGAAAATGGTTGGCATGATCAAAAAGGTTATTACCGCAGCAGCAATCGGGAAAGCTCTGTCAGCAAGCATCAGTGAAGGCGCAGCACTCGAACAGAGTCTTGGTGGAATCGAAACATTATTTAAAGATTCTGCCGATAAAGTGAAAGCAAATGCGGCAAAAGCCTACCAGACAGCGGGAATGAGTGCAAATGACTACATGGAACTCACTACAAGCTTTTCAGCGAGCCTTCTTAGTTCCCTTGCTGGCGACACCTCCAAAGCTGCAGATGTGGCAGATATGGCAATGGTAGATATGTCTGATAATGCGAATAAGATGGGAACCAATATGGAAGACATCAAAAATGCATATCAGGGATTTGCCAAACAGAACTATACAATGCTGGACAACCTGAAGCTTGGATATGGTGGTACGAAGTCGGAGATGGAACGTCTTCTGGCAGATGCACAGAAGATCAGTGGCGTGGAATACAACATTGATAATCTGGCAGATGTTTACAGTGCAATCCATGTGATCCAGGGACAATTGGATATTACCGGGACGACAGCCAAAGAAGCGGCAACGACTATATCTGGATCGTTCAACCAGATGAAAGCAGCGGCTAAAAATGTAATGGGAGAAATTGCTCTGGGAATGGATGTAGGACCGGCACTTAATGAACTGGCGAATACGATCATAACCTTTGCAGTTGGAAATCTGCTTCCGGCAGTATGGAATGTTATATCTGCACTTCCATCAGCAATCGTTACATTTGTAACGGCACTCGGTCCACAACTGTTTGCTGCAGTGTCTGGACTGATTCCGCAAATTGCAAGCGGAATCACAACAGGAATACCGACTCTTTATCAGAGCGCAATGCAGCTTATGGATCAGTTTAATATCGGAATCCAGGAGCAACTCCCGATCTTGTTGCAGAATGGTGTGGATTTCATAACAAACATTGTGAATGGAATCTTGCAAAATTTACCGCAAGTAATAACGATGGCGGGCAATATTATTACATATTTTGCCAACACAATTATTTCTATGTTTCCGACTGTTTTGAGTGCAGGTGCATCATTGCTGCTGAAACTTGTAAATGGCATCATAAATAATTTGCCACAGATTGCCCAGGCAGCAGTGACTACAATCGTGCGTTTTGTAGCGTCAATTTGTCAGAATCTTCCACAGATTCTTCAGAGTGGTATTACGATTATCGCTAAGCTGGCAGCAGGCTTGATACGTGCTATTCCGAATTTGGTTGGACAGATACCGGCAATTATCAGCGCAATTGTGAATACTTTTACGAGCCAGAACTGGGGAAGTATTGGAATCAATATCATAAGCGGTATCGCATCCGGACTTCGTTCGGCGGCACATATGCTATGGGATGCTGTAAAAGGTGTTCTTGGTGGATTTAAAGAAAATGTTCTGGCATTCTTCGGGATTCACTCACCGTCACGTTGGGGAATGTTTGTTGGAGAGATGATAGACACCGGTATTGCGAATGGACTTACCGGAAACACATCGTTGATCTCTAATGCTGCAGAAGAACTCCAAAAATCACTCAAGAAACCTGTCGGGACAAGCTTGGATTTTGCGGTTTCTGGAAGAAATAGCACTGAAAACGAGAACAATGCGCTCATTGAAAAACTGGAACAGTTGTTGGAGTATTTGAAAACAACATCCAAACGAGGAGAAACTATCGTGATCAATCTGAATGACAGAGAGGTAATGAGAGTATTAAGAGAAATGGGGGTTGTGCTTGAATGATTGAGATCAAATATGTGTGTTCCAATGGAGAGGAATATAATCTGATTGGTGATAAGATGAGAGCAACCTCCGGATATTTCCACGCTTACGAATGGATACCAAATACTACAGAAAAAGAAATGGGAGTGGCGGTAAATTCTTTCACGAAAGAACCGGTGGTGTATGATATTACACTTACGGTGCGAGGGAAAGAATTTGAGAGAAAGCAGTTTCTGAATAAGCTTACCAATGCGTTTGAATATGATGTGGTGAATCTGTCACCTGGAAGGATTTATTATGGAAAATATTACATTGACGGATATATAAAGAAATCGAGCAATGAGGTTTCAGGTGAAAATAATAGTAGAACAGATTGCAAGATAGAAATATACTGTCCGTACCCGTTTTGGTCAATGGAACAGGAACAGAGCTTTTATCCGGATTCGGCAAACAAAGGAGAAGCATACGGATTTTTGGAATATCCGTATGACTATCCATATGATTATTCAAGAAAAAGCGCTGGCACACAGAACTGGTTTATTGATCATTTTCGTGATAATAATTTTGAAATTGTGATATATGGACCATGTGCAGATCCAAGAATCATTATCAATGATTATCCATATCAGATATATGAGACTTTGGAAAATGGAGAATACATTTTGATAAAGAGCAGGGATAAGACGATTACGAAATATCTTGGAAATGGAACGATCCAAAACATTTTTGCGAAAAGAGCAAAAGATAAAAGTGTGTTTTCTTTAATTCCGTCAGGCATGCTGACATTGAACTGGAGTGGCGAATTTGGTTTTGATATCAAAGTGTATAAGGAGAGGAGCGTGCCAGAATGGAGTTAATCTACACAGATCCAAATGGTAAAGAACTTGGATATATCCTAAATGCAAATATTGATATGGAAATCGGAGAGGATGAAAAGAACTCCATAAATGATTTTGAAATTGAATTTAAACGGTCAGGTTGGGATGGAACGATTGAATTTGGAAGCCAACTGTATGTTCCTGATACGGAGTATGGTGGGATTGTACAGGAAATCTCGACAAGTACAAAGGCGAATAGCATTACCACAAAAGGGTATACGTGGCGTGGAATGATGACAAAGAAGATTATTCAGCCTGGAAGTGGACAGGACTATGCAACGGTAGAAGGCGAACTGAATACGATCGTAAAGCAGAAAGTGCAGGAGGCTTTCCCAGGGCTTTTTTACGGCGTGAGTGAAGATACCGGTGTAGAAGTAACGAATTATCAGTTCGATCGGTATTGCACACTTCATGAAGGACTCCGAAAAATGCTGCAGTCTGTTGGATATCGTATGGAAATTAAGTATATCCAGGGCGATAAATACGAAATGGGATACGTGCAGGTAAAAGCAGTGCCTATTGTAGATTATTCATCGGAATATGAATTTTCAAATGATCAGAATATGAACTTCAAAATGGATGATAACAGAAGAGGCGTTAATCATTTGATTTGTCTTGGAAAAGGAGAATTGAAAAATCGCCTGGTAATTCATCTGTATGTTGGACAGAATGGGGAAATAGGACAGGAGCAGTATTTTAAAGGGACGGATGAAATTGTGGAAATCTACGACAGTTCAGGATCGGAACGAGATGATCTTCTGAAAAATGGGATAAAAAAACTGGAAGAATCAAAGAATAAAACGGAATATGATATGACTATGGAGAAAATCGAAGGAAACATGGATGTTGGAGATGTTATAGGTGGACGAGATTATCTTACCGGTGCAAGCATGAAGAAACCAATCGGACGTAAGATTTGGACAATTTCAGAAGGTAAAGAAAAAATAGAATATAAATTGGAAGGAGAGTCTTAATGGATATCATCACAGGATATACAGGAAGTCCACATGTTACTGCTGAACAGGACAGAGATGTGAATATAGGAATTTTTGGAGCAGAATCATACGTTTTGCGAACTGGATCACAGTTAAAGGCTGAAGTGTCGTCAAATAATGAAATCAAGGTACGTGATGGAGTTATCATGCATCAAGGGTGTGCTGCATCAATCAAAAAGAATACATATGATTCACTAACGATTGCAAATGGGTCACAGGGAATGAAGAGAGTAGACCTTATCGTGGCACGATACAGCAGGGATCAGAACACAAAAGAAGAATCACTTGTGTTGAAAGTAATTCAAGGAACGCCAAAAGAAAGCGGTCCGGCAGTACCAGGATATACTACAGGAGATATCCAAGCTGGGGATTTGATTGCGGACATGCCGTTGTATCAGGTAACTCTTAATGGACTTAATATTACAGAAGTGAAGCAGCTGTTTGCGACACGGGATTCGATTGCTGAATTAAGTAGCAATTTAACAAAAGCAAATAACATTTTAACCAATATGGAAAGTAATTTAATGGTTATAAATACATATCACATGACACTTAATACTTCTAATGTTAAAACGCCCGATTCATGGATTGAGTGTAATAGAATTGGAAATCTGGTAATGATCAATGGATGTGCCAAGATTACAAAAGCGGTTAATACATATTCCGTTTTAAACATTGCGAGCGGAGCACCTGTACCATGTTGTAATGAACAACTTTATACTGTGGCAATAGCACAAGATAATACTTATTCCAACTGTTTCCTTGAAGTTAGTAAAAGCGGTGCTGTTAATCTTATGGTTAGATGGCAAAAAGCATCGTCAGGGGATATCTTTTATTACGAATTCTGCTATATATGCAAATAGTCATTATTTTATCCGGATTGCCCGGAGTTCAATACCATTTACATTTCTAGGTTGACTGCTCCAAAAAGCAATACCGTATGTGCCAGCAGGAACTTTTTCGATACAGGTACTGGTTAATATTGGGTAAAAACCGTTACCAAAGTTCATATAAAACGTATTTTGGGTTCGCGTTGAATTTATTCCAGTTATCCCCATTACAAACGCATCATAGCTTTGACCTTTGGCACAGGGAGTTGCTTTTAGTGTAAAGATATAAGTACCGGCGGGAATGGTCACAGTGGACACGTTATTCACCCAGGTTTCTTTTTTAGAATATGAATAATTATTTTTTACGCCACTCCAGTATTCAGTTCCTATGACATTCAAGCTATTATTTGCTTTTATCAAATCTGCTTTTATATTTGCCAAATTGCTATTTAGTTCAGAATCCCTCTAAAAAGAAGAAAGGGGCAAACAGAAAAATGAAAATCACATTCAATGATGGTCAGGAACTGCAGATCCAGCAGGTCACTGAGCAGACGGATGGCGCACTTCTGATCAAGACCATTTCAGCATCCGAGGATCAGCTGAAGACTTTATTCTCTGATCAGACAACAACTAAGAGAATGTCTGTGAGCGAACGGGATGCAGATACCGTTGTGTATGAAAACTACACAAAGCTCGATGCAATCGTGAAGTACACAGCCGGCATCCTTGGTGTGCTGATGTACCGGGAAGGAGAAGATCCAGACAGCCGGATAGCAGCTCTGGAGGCACGACTTAAAGAAGCAGAAGAGAAAAATACGAACCTGCAGTCAAGAGTCGAAAAAGCGGAGGAGAAAAATGAAATGCTCGAAGGATGCATTTTGGAAATGTCTGAAACGGTATATCAGTAAAACGATAATTGTGTTAACCATTTTATTTTTATTCATATTATTACAAATTTCAGGAGGAAAAGAAATGATGGCAATGTTATGGGCACAGCAGATTATGTTAGGCAAGAAAACTTATTCACAGGTACCGAGACTTTTAAAGGACAAGGTAAAAGAAATCCTGATTGATTCAGGAGTAGAAAAACTGGTAACGGAAGAATAATGGAAGAATGAGGTATATGAAAGTGGAACAGGCAAACTATATCAAGGCAATTTTTACGGCAGTATTTGCATTCCTGTCGGCACTCCTTGGAGTGCTTGCAGTGCCGGTGATCCTGCTGGTGGCATGTAATCTGATCGATTATGCGACCGGACTTATGGCAAGCAAATACAGAGCAGAGGATATCAACTCTTATAAAAGCATCCGTGGAATCTTTAAAAAGGTATCTATGTGGCTGCTGGTAGTTGTGGGAGCGATTATTGATGAAATGCTTCTATATGCATCAACTTCAATTGGTTGGAAGTCGCCGGTCACATTTCTGGTGGCATGTGTCGTGGCGATGTGGCTGATCTGCAATGAGATTATCAGTATTTTAGAGAACATTCAGGACATGGGAGTGAATATCCCAGCATTTATGCAGCCACTTGTGAAGCACATCCGATCGCAGGTGGAAGATCAGGTGAAAGTAGATAATGATTCAGAGGGCGAATAGTTGCCCTCTTTTTGAAAGGAGAAACATTATGGCAATGAATGGAATTGATATTGCAAGTTACCAGACAGGGATTGACCTCACAGTCGTACCGTGCGACTTCGTGATCGTAAAGGCAACAGAGGGAACAGGCTACGTGAACCCGGATTTTACAAGAGCTTATGCACAGGCTAAGAATGCCGGAAAGAGTCTTGGAATCTATCATTATGCGAATGGTGGAGATTACCAGAAAGAAGCAGACTACTTCCTTGATAGAATCGGAAACCGTGTAGGTGAAGCAATTCTCTGCCTTGACTGGGAGGGGAAGAACAACCCGGCATTCGGTAGCTCAGATTTTGCATGGTGCAAGAGCTGGCTTGACTACGTATACCAGAAAACAGGCGTAAGACCTCTTCTGTACTGTTCGCAGTCTGCAGCCTATAAATTCAACAATATCGGCAATTACGGACTCTGGATTGCACAGTACGCAGACATGAACCAGACAGGCTATCAGGATAAGCCGTGGAACGAGGGAGCTTATTCTTGTGTTATCCGGCAGTATAGCTCTTGTGGTAGATTGAATGGATGGGGCGGCAACCTTGATCTGGACAAATTCTATGGCGATAAGGATGCATGGAACAAATACGCCGGAAAAGGAAACACAATCAAACCGGCAGAAACACCGAAACCGACAGAGAATACTCCGGGCGGATCCACGCTCGATCTGGTTGTTGGAGTTATGCAAGGCAAGTACGGTGATGGCGACAACCGCAAGAACGTCCTCGGAACACGGTATTCGGAAGTGCAAAACTTCATCGACCATATCTATTCTGCATCCGTAGATGCACTGGTGAACGAAGTGAAAGCTGGTAAATATGGCAACGGCGACACAAGAAAGATTGTTCTCGGTAGTCGTTACACAGAAGTCCAGAACAAGATCAACGCTGCGTCTGCCAGAAAATCAAATGAGCAGATTGCACAGGAAGTTCTTGCCGGTAAATGGGGCAATGGAAACGACAGAAAGAATCGTCTTTCAGCTGCCGGATATGACTACAATACAATTCAGAATATCGTGAATGGTAAGTCAGGTGTTTCATCAGCGCAGTATTATACCGTGCAAAGTGGTGATACGCTTTCTGGTATTGCAGCTAAATATGGCACGTCCTACCAGAAGGTTGCACAGCTGAATGGCATCAGCAATCCGAATGTGATCTATGTAGGACAGAAGTTACGGGTAAAATAATAAGTATTGTCTTGTACTAACTAGACTGCCCCAAACGGAGTCAACCAGTTAGTACAAGACGCTATAAGAAATCAACAGAGTCAACGGTATGATCAGTATTCAGGTGAATCTCCCGGATAATGGAGTGCCAGAAGGCTCTGCGGTTTTCTGTGGTTAAATTGTAGTACATTGTTCTAAAATCTGTATTCAGCAGATCTTCCAGATAAGCATAATCAGGTTCTAATTCCGGAGCCGCATTTAACAATTCATTCAGTTCGGTTTCAATCCGATCATATTCTTTGCTGTAATAATCCCATTCGATTCTTCCTTTCTGGAAGAGTAGATTTAATCGTTCTAATTCTTTCTGGAGCTTTTCCGGAGTCTGAACTTTCTTCTTTTTTTCTTGTTCCTTTTCAATTTTTTCACATTTTATTTTAAATTTATTGTATTCGTATTCCAGATGATCAATCAGGTATCGTTCTATAAGATTCTGACTAACCATATGTCTGTAAGAACATTTATGATCGATGAAAGCTTTATTGCATCGGTAATAGCAGTATACTTTTTTTGCACCGGTTTTCCTGTTGATAATGGACGAACCGCCTCTTGCGCTAAGCCTGCGCCCACAGATCGGACAATTTATCATGCCACTGAAAAGATAAATCCGGCCAGAAGGAGCACGCTTAACATTTGCGTTCTGTATTTCCTGCAGATTGTTCCATTCAGATTCTGTCAGGTAAGCAGGACAGTATGGAATCCCGCGATAGGTTCCTTTGTAAAATTCACTCGACAGCAGTGTTCGCATATTCGCCCATGTAAAATCCGGATCATAATTTTCCTGAATATAGCGCATGGAAAGCCCTTTTGCATGGTGCTTAAAGAAAAAACGATAAAAGGCATTTACAGTGTCTTCCCGATCTGGATCTTTTACCATGCGTTTTACTCCATCAATGATTCCAGATTTGTAGCCGTACCCCATATTCACATCACCGAAGATCAGTTTTCCCTGCCGGATAGATGCTTCATTTACGAATTTGATACGTTCGCTGGTAGTATCCACTTCATTCTGGCCAATAGACAGGACTACATTCAGCTGCAGTCGACCGTCTCTAGTTTCCATATTGATTCCGGGTTCACTGGTGCTGATCCATCGGACGTTATTATCGTCCAAGACTTCCTGTACCTTGTAAAAATCAGACAGGTTACGGAACCATCTGTCAATCCGCCAGAAGATGATCACATCAATTTTTCCGGCTTTTACGTCCTCAAGCAGGGAATGGATAGCTTTTCTCTTTTTTAATTCTTTACGGGCAGTTTTACCCTCGTCAGCATAAACTCCAGCAACGGTCATATTATGTTCTTTGGCGTAATTGGTCAGGTACTGTTTTTGTGCTTCCAGGGATTTACCGTGCATCATCTGTTCAGCGGTAGACACACGGATGTAAATGGCACAGCGTTCAATTTTACTTGGCAT